GCTATCATCCGTTTCCTCCCTGCTCCTGAAGGGGAAGATCTTCCTTGGGTCAAAATGTATGCTCACGGATTCCAAGGTCCTGGTGGTTGGTATATCGAAAACTCTCTGACTACTCTTGGTCAGAAAGATCCTGTTACAGAATATAACCGCACTCTGTGGAATAGCGGTAACGATAAAGATAAGGAAACTGTTCGCAAGCAAAAGCGCAAACTGTCGTATTTTGCTAACATCTATGTTGTGAAGGATCCTGCCCATCCCGAAAACGAAGGTAAGGTCTTCCTGTTCAAGTTCGGTAAGAAGATCTTTGATAAGATCCTGAATGCTATGCAACCTGAATTTGAAGATGAGGAACCGATCAATCCCTTTGACTTCTGGAGTGGTGCAAACTTCCGTCTGAAGATTCGTAAGGTTGAAGGTTATTGGAATTACGATAAGTCGGAGTTTGATTCGTCTTCTCCTCTTCTCTCGGATGATGATGCCCTGGAAGCAATTTGGAAGAAAGAGTATTCTCTCTCTGCTCTGGTTGCTCCCGATCAGTTCAAGACCTACGATGAACTTGAGAAGCGTCTGAACTATGTTATGGGTAAGGGTGCTGTTGCTCCTAAGTCTGCATCCGCAGATGAAGAGGAAGCATATGAATCCTATATGCCTAAGAAGACTCGTGAAGATGATGTAATGGCAGAACTGGAAGAGTCTTATCGCAAGAGTAAGAGTGCTCCTGCAATGCCAGAGTCTATGCGTCAGGAACTGAACAATCTTTCTAGTTCAAATTCTGATGAAGATGAAGATGATGCTATGTCTTACTTCAGCAAACTTGCAGATAGTTGATCACTCGTAGATCTTACTATTATCTCCTTTCTTCAAGGTGGCACTTATATACTGAGTGCTACCTTTTTTATATTGCATAATTCTTTCCATATCGTCGAGAACAATTGCAATATACTTTGGTTTTAGTAAGAATATATTTCTTTTATTATTATCTAATTTTTCTTCTTCTTGATAATTTGTTATAGGAACTGCAATATTTGTAATTAATCTAGATTCTCCTGCTACAAAATCATAATATTCTATTTGATAATCGATTGGAATACGAAGACCTCTGGGAACTAATACTATTCCATTAGATGTTTTAATTTCTCTTGATTCATAGTGATGAATTTCATTTAATTTTTCATAAGATCCATATTTGTTCAAAAGATATTTGTTAAATGCCAATTGTGGAAGAGGCCATTCTGATTGAACGTTAGTGATGTTATTTGAAATTAAAACTACCCAATCTAAATTGGAATTAGAATAAAACTTTTGTGCTACTTGATCTGGTCTTTCATCACCGATGATACTATACTTTTCAAAGTAATTTAAATCTGAGAAAATATCATCGAGAAGTTTCGATCTTTTGAATAAATTTTTTACATCAATAAAGTCCCCCAATATTTTATTTTCTTGGGGATTTCTATTAATATACCTGAAGTTTGGAACTTGTTTGAAGTATGATGACATTTTAGTATCCTATTTCGTCTGTATCTAAATCTTGGTAATTAACTTGATATATTGGATTCAACTCATTAAAAGTTAATGAAAGTTCATATGAAGTCATTGTTCCATCTCCATAAGTCATATACGTTCCATCTGGTGTATAATTAACACTTACAGAAGTTAATGCACAAGTTTTAAATTTATTTAAAGACTTTGCTGCTGCTCCTTCATAACGAATTTTAAATACGTCTGGAGCTTTTAAAAATACATTTGTTTCAGCTGTATTTACAGCAGATCCTTCTTTAAATTGTCTTATTATTTTTTTAACTATAATTGATTCTTTTGGACCTCTTGGACTTAATCTAAATGTAAATGAAAATGGTCTTAATGAAGGTCCATTAAACAGTAAAGATAAGTTTGGATTTAGTACAGATCCAGATGCTCTAGATAATAATCCTGTAACTCCAACTGCTTCTTGAGCAAAATAATATTTTAGCATATCTTTATTAGCAGTAACTGATGATTGAAGTTCATCGAGAACATCTATAGCAACTTCAGAAACTTTTTTCTCGTTTAGCAATTTCATTGCAGCAGTTACTCCAAAAGCTTCTACTGGATTTAAAGATGCCCCACCCCAATCTACACTATTCGTATCAGATATTCCAGATTGTATTGGTAATATTATAGTGGAATAAGTAGATCCCGTATGTGGAAACTTTTCTTCCGCCTCGGATGCAAGTTTTGCTACATATTGGCATCTTTCAAATACTATTCTATCTTGATCATCTCTCATGTTTTCTGGATATTTCAAAAATGAAGATCCGCCCTTTTGTATCTTTTCCTTTTTTGTCGCTTCATCATAAGCAGGATCATCTTTAGGAGATGGAAATATTGGAATATTATTTGGATCTAAAGCATTATCGTTTAGACCTAAAGAAGATGTTCCCCCAGCATTTGGATCTGATCCAGAGGGGGGAACTGCTGCATCTGGATTTGGTGCAGCAGAAGAACTTAATCTTGCTGATACTTGAGGTCCAAGTCCTTGTTTGCTATTTGCAGTACTAACTATAGATGTTTGAATTGCTTCGTAAATTGCACTTCCAGGTTTATTTAATGATGCTATTGCTTCATTACTTAAAATTGGATCTCCTACATTTTTTTCTGGTGGAATTCTTCCTGCATCTGCATCTGCCTGAGTATAATTTAAGGATTTGTAAGTTTTTCCTTTATCATCTGTAGTTGCAGCTAAAACATACCCACCTTGTTTGAAATCCGAAAATGAATCTTCTGTTCCAGGTTTCCAAACTTCTCCTTTAGTGCTTTTTCCACGATCGTTGGGGGTATAATAAACAAAAGTTCCAGGTTTAGTTATGTTACCATTCTCATCCTCAATATAAGTAGTAACAGTTCTAAAGTTTAGTTGCGTTCCAAATATTTTTGGTCCAACTCCGCTATTGTCGTATACGTATTTCCTTTTAGTTGCCATTAAAATTTCTCCCTACTCGTAAGGAAAATATAATACTTTACTTCTTCTTTACGCATTAGATTGGAAGATATTTATAAGAATATTTATCACTATAAATTCAAATCATCTTCTGTTATTATTTTAAATTCTATCATTCGATCCTCACACCATTCTTTTGCTGCTTTCCATTTAGCACAATTTTTTTCGTATGTAATTGCTTCATTAATCAAAGTCTTTTTCTTTTTATTTCCTGGAACTGGTGGTCTTGTTTGACGTTTTGGTTTAATTTCTATAAGATATCTTTTTGTGTTTCCATTACTCTCTTGAACTTTAATAAAAAAATCTGGAAAATATCTTCTGATTTTTTTGGTAGTTGGATCATAATATGGAATGAAGAATTCTTCACTTCCCCATTCCAAAATGTTTGGGTTCCTATCACAATATCTCATAAATTCAACTTCCCAAGAACTTCTATAAATTATATTTCTAAAGTCTCCTTTATATTTTTCTGGGTTTCTTGGATTGAATCTACCTTGATGATATTTACTTTCTGCCATTTTCCGACTACATAATATATAAGTATTCAATATTTATAAATGGCAGCACCACCAGCACCAAGTCCAAAAAGTATGTCGGAGATTAAGACTAAGATACTTAATCCCGCCCTTACTTCTCACTTTGAATGCTATTTTAATCCACCAAAAAAAGTTCAGGACTGGGCAGAAAATAAATCTCTTGCTGGAGCTGGATCTGCATATGAATGGGATACCATAAGTATTCATTGTTCGGAAGCATCTTTACCTGGATCTTCTTTTGTAACTAATGAAGTCAATAATGATTTTACTGGTGTAACAGAAAGATTAGCATATAGAAGATTATATGATGACAGAGCAGACTTCACTTTTTATGTTGATCACGATTATAAAGTAATTAGATTCTTTGAAAATTGGTTATCTTATATTTCAAATGAACAAATTTCTGGATTTGTCGCACCAAATTATTTTTATAGAATGAATTATCCAGAAGATTATAGATCTGAATCAATTTTTATTAAAAAATTTGAGAGAGACTATAACGGAAATTATTTACAATATCAATTTCTTCAGGCATATCCAATCTCTATAAATTCGATGCCAGTATCATATGATTCTTCTAGTCTATTAAAATGTACCGTATCATTTTCATATACTAGATACTTCATTACCACTCAGCAAGGAATGACTACACAAGAACCCAAAGCAACTCAAACTTCAAATAAAGAATTTTATGGTCCTGGTCTTCCAGGTGAATTAGCAGAGCAACTTAGAAAAGGACTTGAAGAAGATCTTCTTAATAGAAGGCAAAATGAGCAAAGAACTCCGCTTTTCTAACAACTAAATAATCACACTGAAATTTCTATAGGACATTATGCCTTTACCTACAATTTCTACGCCGACATATGAGTTGGAACTTCCATCTACTGGAGAAGCAATTCAATACAGACCGTTTCTAGTTAAAGAAGAAAAACTTCTTCTTCTTGCATTAGAAAGTGAGAATACAAAAGAGATTACAACTGCAATTAAAACCGTAATCAAAAGTTGTATTAAGACAAAAAATATTAAAGTTGAAGCACTTCCTACATTCGATATTGAATATCTTTTCCTTAACATCAGAGGTAAATCTGTTGGGGAAGATATTGAAGTTAATCTCATCTGCCCAGATGATGACGAAACTGTAGTGCCGACTAAGATTAATATTGATGATATTAAAGTTATCAAAAACGAGGATCACGATAAAAAGATTAAAGTTGATGAAAGCATTGTGATGGAAATGAAGTATCCATCATTGGATCAATTTATTAAGAGCAACTTTGATTTAAATGATTCTAATGTTGATCAATCATTTG